GTCAAGTTGTCGACCCTGACGACGGAGACGCAGCGGCTAAACTACATTCGCCACCAAGGCCTGAACGTTTATGCTAACGAGTTCGCCCGCACCCACGACAAGCAGCTCGCGACCTATAAGGAGGAACTGTTTCTTCAGCTGTTCGGCGCCCAGGAGCTGATCAATCGGCAGACCGACTTCAAGGAGCTGACCGAGGAGCAGCTCAAGCGCCAGGACAAGATGCAGGCCGACGCCGCGGAGCTGAACGCGGCCCTGGAGAAGGAGCGGCAGACTCGCGAAGAAATTTTCGATCTGACATTCGGTTGGACCGCAAAATTTGAAACCAAGATCGTCGATATTGGCAAAGAGCTGGAAGATCAAATTATTGACCAGTTGAAACAGATCAATGCGGGCACTTGGACCCCGTGGGCGTCACCGGAACATCCTGCAAGCGCTGCGCCAGGGCTGCAACCCGGCAAGACCAAGGAGGATTGGGGCAAGGTGCTGCGCCCGCAGATGTTCGAGGGTGGAGGACTGCAGGCAGATCCACTTATACCCCGAGATCCGGCTGACGTGTTGGGCCTCGCTCCCGGCTCGATGGGCTATGGCAAACTTGAACCGCCGGGCGGCTGGCGGCGCTCTGGTCTGGTCGAGAATGACAGCACTCACGATCAGGTCCAGGCGGTCGACACCAACACCAAAGAGTTCCACGACCTCAACCAGCGCATCGAACGTCTGATTGATACCGGGGTATTCGGCAATCCTTCCGGTGCGACCCCAATCCCGGCAATGGCACGCGGCGGCCCAGTGCAGGGCCCGAAGAAAGTATTGGTTGGTGAAAGGGGCCGGGAGGCTATCGTCTCGCTCGATAAAGGTGATGCACGCGTCGTCGACCAGCCGACAGTGACAACGTTAAGTAATGCCGCAGTCATTCCTCTCAATCAACCATTGACGGGTGATCAGAGCATTCATCCGAATGCCCTGGGTTTCATCCGGGCAATTGGTCAAACCGAGTCCGGCTTCAGTTACAAGGAGGCTTATTCCGACGCGACCAACCGGATGAGCTATGGCAATAAAACGTCGATGTACGATTATGGCTATTTCCAAATGGCCAATCGCGACGTCGACTATGCGGTCAACAAACTCGGCATGTCGCGCGAAGAAGCACAGCATCTGACGGGAGGGCCTGAGCACGGGAGTACGGTGAGTCAGCAGGTCACGGCCGTCAATGACTATCTGCAGCGACGCTGGCCAGATGCCTACAAGAACCTAATTGACAAGGGCGATTATGAGGGGATGCGGCAGGCCACAAGGGACGGCAATGTCAAATGGCAGTGGTTTGGGCTGAGAGACGATCCAGCTGGCGCCCGCGCCGAGTACGACAGAACCAGAATGGCTGCAGGCGCAGCCTCCGACGTTGTGGGCGCTGGCGGTTTTGGCGGCGGATACACCGGTCCCGCTACAGTTGGCGAATTGCCGACCAAGATGGCCGAAGGCGGGCTTGTCACCGGCCCCGAATCTGGAATGGCTGCGAGCCTCCGACAGACCACGCCGCCAGCCGCACTGACAGGTGCGGGAAAATCATTTTTACAAACCGCAGCTTCGCCGCTAACGACAGCCGGCTATTATTTGGGGGGGTTGTTGCAGGGCACCGAGCGATTTCATGGTGCTGAAGCCGTGCAAGCCGCTGCTCCGTTGGCGCTGACCGCAGTGGGCTCGCTCGGCGCAATCCCAGGAGGGATTGGTGCGGGCGGCTTGAGGGGTGCACTTGCAGGTGCGCTTGAGGGTGATCTCGCTGCCACTGGCGAATACGCTACAGTTCAGGGGATCAAACAGTTACAAAACGTGGTGCAGAATGCAGCGCTTGGCGACCCCACTGCTACCACTGCTGGCGCGGGGATCAAAGGTGGGTTAACTAGTTTTTTTAGCAACGTCACAAAACCTGCGACAAATCCGATCCTCACTAACTTGGACCGTGCAGCGATCGATAAGTCGGCAGCTGGCGGTGGCGCCGTCGAAGGCACCGTCGAGGTGTCGCACCAGGCACAGCCGAAGGTTCCTAACGCCAACCGCGGCACACCGTTGTTCCGATCGGTGCGGATCAATCGTCAGTCGCAGATGAGCCACGCGGCTGGCGGCCCAGCGACGACGTTCTCACAAGAAGAGATGCCGGCGGGCTGATGGCATCGATCCTCGATATCAGCAATCCCTGGCGCGACCAGCTCATCCCGGCTGCGTTTCGCGGCGCGCAGTTTCATTGTGAAGCAAACAGTCTGGAGAGCGGCCGCCGCATGGTGCAGCACCAATTCCCGAAGCGTGATGCCCCTTACGCCGAGGATATGGGGCACCAGGCGTATGTTTGGTCGCTGCGGGCGTATTGTATCTGCTACCCGGTGAACGTGACCGGGTCCGATCTCTATCAGACCGACTACCGCCTCGCGCGCGATGCGCTGTTCCAGAAGCTCGCGGACGGCAATCCCGGCGTGCTGCAGGTGCAGACACTGCCACCGATGACGGTGTGGTGCCAGCGCTTCAAGCTGACGGAAGAAGAGAAGTTTGGTGGTTACTGCACCTTCGACTGCACCTTCATCGAAGCGGGCACAGAAGTCTATCCGCTGCAGGACACGGCGACGAATGTGCTCAACCAGGCGGCTAACTTGCGCAATCAAATCCAAGCGCAGCTCGTTGCTATTGAGACCGCATCATCGGTATAGCCATGGAAAAAGCCGGCGCACAGGAAGCGGCTGGCATTGTCCAGCGCATGATGTCGGCGCTGATGACCACGGTGCCTGCAGCCGGGCGTCCTGGCTCGGCGGCGCGCGCGGCGATCGGCGACGTCAGCGCCAATGCCTATGTGCTCTTGCGCGCCGATCAGCTCGGGCCGCCAATCAACAACGCGTTTATCTTGGCGCGAGAAGCGGGCGCCAATTACGGGCAGCTCGAAACGGTGCGCAGCGTCGTCGACGCGGAAACCCCGGTCACGCTCGGCGCCGTCTTGGTGCAGAACGTCGGCATCGAGCTGTGCCTGGCTACGGAAAGCGAGATCATCGCCAGCATGACATTCGCCAGTCGGCAGGATGTCGAGGCGGTCAAGCAACAGATCGCGGTGCCGTTCCAGGACTCCATTGAAACGGCGGCCGACGACATGGATCAGGCGACGTTTCAGGATCTAACCGCGCTCTATGGCGCAGTCATCAATCATCTGGTGGCAACGGCGCGCCCGCTGCCGCGCATGATCCGGTACCAATTCGGCAGCGTGCACACGACATTGACGCTGGCCTATCGGCTCTACGCCGACGCCAGCCGCGCTGAAGAAGTTCGCAACGAGAATAAGATCGTCCACCCAGCATTCGCTCCCCGCGAAGGGGTAGCGCTGTCGGCGTGAAGCAATGCCGCCGACCATCTTCAAGCCCAGCGAGGTCGCCACGCTCTACGTCAATGGCCAGCTGTTCAATCAGTGGGAATCGGTGTGGGCGCAGGAGCGATGGTGCGAGGCGTTCTCCTACTTCCGGTTCACCAGCGTCGAGTATCCGGCCGGCAGCGCGGGTTACACGCAGATGCTGGTGACCCCGTGTAACGGGTGCACGCTCAAGCTCGGCGGGCAGCTGGCCATGAGCGGCTATGTGATGCAGCGTCAGGTGGCCTATGACGCCGACCGTCATCAGATCATGCTTATCGGCAAGTCTGCCTCGTTCTGGGGCTTCAAGAGCTTTATCAAGCTCAAGGAAGCCAACATGGACGGCATGACGCTCAAGCAGATGGCGGACCATCTGCTGGGCCCGCGCGGCGTTGGGGTGGAGTGGTGGGGCACCCCGGACAACTACGTGTGGGAAAAAGCCCAGGCGTCGCCAGGCACCAACATCTGGCAATGGCTCGACGACCACGCACGGTCGCGTCACATCAATCTCAGCACCTGGGCCACCGGCGCCGTCCTGATCGGCCCGCACGGGACCGATGATGTTGATGTGCTTGAGGAAGGCGTCAACATCAAGAAGATGCAGGTCACGTTCTCGATCGAGGATACGTGGCAAGAGGTTCAAGTGGTCGGGCAGATCAGCGGCAGCGATCAGCAGAGTGGACCCGACGCGCAAGAGCAGGAAGCGGATACGAATGGCAGCAGCTGCGTCACCTGCTCACTGGTGGTTCCCATGGAGGAGCCGGTCAAGGATCAGGAAGTGCTGCAGAAGCGGGCTGACTTCGAAGCGCATTGGAGCGATGCCACGCAGATCGTCGCGAATATCACCGTCCAGGGTTGGTTCACATCGTCCGGTACGCTGTGGCACGCCGGTCAGAGCGTGTTTGTGAAAAGCCTGATGGCCCCGCTCAGTCAGTCGATGAAGATCAAGACCGTTACCTGGCAGCAGGACAACGAGAACGGCACCGAGACGGTGCTCGAATGCGTGTGGCCGAAGCTTGGCCTCAACGACTTCAGCGTCAACGTCGGTGATCCCGCGGCAGAGCCGAATAAGACCGAGGTCGTTCCGCAACCGGCCACGCCGCCAGAGGCGCCGCAGAGCGCCGCGAAGATAGCGATTCCGCCGACAACAACGACCCTCAGCCAGCAGCTGGGAATTGATGCAATCAACCCGAGCCTGGCGCAGCAGCTCGGCATCGGAAACATCAAGTAAAACGGAAGCATCATGGTTACGCGATCCACGCCACATCGGACTGTAGCCCGCTCGTATTCGGGCGGCGGCGCGCGCTCCACCGTCGACACGGTGGACGACATGCACTTCATGCAGGAGATGGCCGGCAACATGATGAGCGGTGAGGCGCGCAAGGCCATCGAGGCGCCGCAGAACTACGGCTTCACCTCTGTATGTGCGGCCGCAGCCAAGGATGCGCTGGGCAAGATCATCGACGGCGCCGAGGTGGCGATGCACTACATGGGCGGCAGCCGCAGCTACCCGGTTGCCGGCGCCATGGACGATCGGCGGCACCGGCTGTGGGGTCTCGATCCCGGCGACTCGGCGCTGTTTCGCCTCGCCACCGATCACATGCAATTCCACATGCACAAAGACGGTGGCTTCTGGTCGGCACCGCAGGACAAAACCGTGCGCATGGCTCTGATCAATGAGCAAAGCGGCCAGCAGCAACAAGTGATGCAGCAACGCGCGCGCAGACGCGCGCAGGAAATAGCCAGGGCCCGCCTCGGCGTCAGTGCGCGCGATGGCAGCGGTGGTGGCGGCGGTGCTGGTCAGAGTTCGGACGGGGAGCCGGAAGACAAGAACGGTCAGCAAAAGGGCCAGAAGTCGCTGCAGTCGCAGAACGTCCAATCCAAGATGTTCATGCACCTGACCAAGGACGAGGCTGCGCACAGCGGCACCAACGTGCGGCACTATCTGACCGACGGCAACGGCTATTACGAGGTCAATCAGGACAAGAATGTTTATGTCGGTGCCCTCAAGAGCAAAGCCCAGTTTGCCACGGTGGTAACGGTCAAGGGACCGGCGAAAAACGTGTTCGGGAAAATCGGCTGATGGCCCTCTCTGAAGTCCCAGACATACGCCTCGTTCAGAACACGTACTTTCCCAAGTACAGCGTGACGTTGGACTGGAGTGTGCGCGGTGACGGGACACTCGACGACACCGAGGCGTTGGCTACGGCCGTGTGCGTCGCGCTGGGGACTGATGCACTTGCCTCGGTCGATGAGCCATTGCCCGACCCCGATTCGACGGATCGCGAGGGCTGGTGGGGCGATTTAGACGCCGAGATAATCTGGAACGGATGGCCAATCGGCTCGAAGCTCTGGTTGCTGCGGCGCGCGGCGATCGAGGGGCCCAACGCGCAGCGCGGCCCGACCATCGCTTTGGTAAAGAACTACATCGTCGAGGCGATCCAGCCGTTTGTCGATCAGCGCATCGCTTCGACGTTCGATGTAACGGTGACGCGCGTGGACAAGCAACGCATCGATGCGCTGATCCACATCTACCGCGGGCCAGCTCAAGAGATCGAGCTGCGCTACGCGGTCCTATGGGACGAACTGGCCAGCAGTTCCGGCTGACAAACACAATTCAAGCATGCCCTGGTCGACACCATCGTTAAGAACGGTGCGCAGCCTCGTGCGCGACTCCGTCAACGCCACGCTTCCGGGCGCTGATGCGAACGTGCCCAACAGCGTGCTG